ATGATATAAAAAGCAGAATTACTTTTAAAGGTAAAGTTGCAATATCAGAAGGCGACAGAGGATTTACTGTTGTACCATATGAAGAATATTTAAAGGCTCTTACCAATCAAAAGTTATTAGAAATTTTAGATATAAAAGGTAACGCATAATGAAAAACGGAATTATTAGAGATATAGAAAAAGGACTTACCCATGATGCTATCGTGGGTAAGTATGCAAACAAATGGTTTGATAATGTAGAGCAAATCAAAAGCATTATTAAATCGTATAAGTGGGATCAATACAAAAAATATGGAAGGAGATTTGTGTAATGAAAAAGATGCACAAAGCTAAACAAAAATCAAACCAACACAAAAGAAAACATAATCCAAAATCAAACCACCATAACGGATTAATAGTTGGGAAGAAAAGTGGTGGTCAAATTAGAAGTATTTTTAAAAAATAGAAAGGAAAAATAATGGGATTAGATATGAATTTAGTCGGAACGCACTACTGTTCAGAGCATCATAAAGATAAAGGTTTGGAAAGACCTAAATTAGACGATCCTTTGTTTTCATATAATGTTTCAGAATATAAAGTTGACTTGGGATATTGGAGAAAACACGCAGATTTACATGGTTATATTGTAAATACTTTTGCAGAAGGTTCAGATAATTGTCAGAAGATTGAACTTGATGAAAATGATCTTGATAAAATTATTATGGCAATTCGTGAAGATAAATTAGTAAAAGACCATTCGGGTTTTTTCTTTGGTAACTCCACAGAGTTTGGATATTACAACGAAGAAGAAAAAAGCTATGCAATAAGTTGTTTTGAAAAAGCAAAAGAATTTATTCAAGAAGGTCAAAGGCAATACGAAAAGTATAAATTATATATTCAACCAAGAGCAATTTATTATAGAGCCTCGTGGTAATTATCAAAGTAGGACACGGATTTATTCGTGTCTTATCTTGAAAATTGCAACAACAACCAACGAAAGGAAAAGATATGCAGATTTCAAAACTAGAGGTAAAAAATATCTCATACTATGCAAGAGGTTCAGAAGAAACACCTTGCTACAATGCTACAGTATATATCAATGGTAAAAAAGCTATTGAAGTTTCAAATGATGGACATGGTGGTTGTGATAGACAAGACACCTATCCTAACATTGAAGAAAGAGGATTAGTGCAACAAGCAGATAAATGGTGCGTTGCAAAGTTTGGTCAAGAAACATGGGAACATGGTGGCAAAACTTATTCTACTGATCTTGATCTTGAGCATTATTGCCACCAACAGTTATATGATTGGCTTGACAGTAAAACTTTGAAAAAGGAAATGAAAAAGCAATATCTTTGTGTTGATAAAAAAGACGACAAAGAATTTTTAGTTGCTTGGAAAAGACCTATTTCAAAAGTAATTGATGACAATGGCTTTCAAGGTTGGCTTAAAATAAATCAACCACATATGGTGGGAAAATGTCTTAACTTTCTACCATTCGACCAAGCATTAAAACTATATAAGGAATACACTTAATGGCAAACAATAATGAATTAAACATATCTGAATGGGGAGTGTTTATTGAAAATGAAATAGGAGAAACTTTTGAAATAGCATTACCCGAAGGTTTGCAATCAAAGGTTTCTGACTTTTTACATAAAGAAGCAGAAAATAAAGATGTAGTCGGTTCAGACACAAATCATAAAATAGAATGGTAAGGGAGAATTACAAATGGGTAGATATTATAATGGCGATATTGACGGCAAATTTTGGTTTGCCGTTCAATCAAGTGATGATGCCGATTTCTTTGGAGTGCAAGGAGAGGCAAGGTTTTTAAGTTATTACTTTGACGAGGACAATAAAAAAGATGTTCACAAAGGTATGCTTGAATGTGATAGACATTTGGGTAAATATCGAGAACTTTTAGATAAGTTTTTTGAAACTCGTGAAGGCTATAACAATAAAACACTTGCCGAGTATTTGGACAAAAATGTTAACCCTACAAAACATACTGAAGAAAAAGCTAAATATTATTTAGAGTGGTATGCAAGGCTAATTCTTGGAAGAAAGATTTATGATTGCATACTTAAACAAGGCGATTGTAGTTTTGAGGCAGAGTTATGAAAACATATACTGTGCTAGTTAGTGAAAGCATAGCAAAACAATATCTTGTTCATGCTAATTCAAAAGAAGAAGCAAAAGAAAACTACAAAGACGGAGAAGAGGGAACTTGTAATACTCTTGAAGAATTTGTAGTAGAAGTGGAGGAAGTATGAAAGTTAAAGAACTAATACAGATGTTGGAAAAGCATCACGACAAAAATGATGAGGTTGTTTTTTATAATTTAGAAAACAATAATCTTAAACATTATAAATTAGAAACAATACTAAATGCAGATGGTCAATGTGAAATAACAACATATGATCCAACTAAACTAGATTAGTAGAAGTGGAGGAAGTTTAATGGCTAGAAAATATAAGAGAAAAATACCAAACATGAACCACAATGGTGTAATAAATGTGTGGGAGTATGTGTCATTTGAAGAATATCCAAACGAGTACGGCAAAAGAATTTACCTAGATATACAAGCATTAGTAGATGCTTCGGAACATGAACTACAAAGTAATAAAAGATATAAAAATTTTGAAGTTGAATCTTATGGTGTAAAAAGGTGGGGGTGCTAAATTATGAAAACTTATGAAGTAATAGTTAAATCTACAGTATTAGAAAGACATATTGTAGAAGCTAAATCTAAAAAAGATGCAGAAGATGAATGGTCTATGGGTAGTGGCGATTATCAAGAAACCATAGATCAATTTGATACTGTTATTGAAGAGGTAAAAGATGCTTAAACATTTAGACTTATGTAGTGGTATCGGTGGGTTTGCTTTTGGTTTCCAACAAGCAAATCTATCCGAGCCTATGGCATTTTGTGATACTGATAAATTCTGTCATAAAGTGCTTAATAAAAACTTTCCAGGAATTCCAATTTTTAATGATGTGAAGGAGATCGCAGATGACCCAACGAGATTTATTTCAGAAAGACCCGATATCATCACGGGAGGTTACCCGTGCCAACCATTTTCCACAAGTGGCAAAAGAGATCCGAATGACCCTCGAAGAATCTTTCCGTTCTTGCATAGCATTGTTGAACAAACAAGACCCTCTTATTGTGTTTTCGAAAATGTGTATGGACACATCTCATTGGGACTTGACGAGGTTTTGTTTCAAATGGAAAGCATCAACTACCATACGAGGACATTTGTATTTCCGTCTAGTTCAATCGGAGCAAGACACAAAAGGGACAGACTTTGGATCATCTGTAGAAACTTGGGCGACCCCGACAACTATGGATTCCCTTCCACCAAGAAGTGCAGAAGCAACGAAGAAATTACAACAGACGCACAGAAAGGGAAGGAAAAGACCGAGCAACTTGAGGGAGCAAGTCGATCCGAAGACAATGGAAATGTATCCAACTCCAACAACGAAGGGATACGGACACGCATCAGAGGGACAGACCATGATGTTCAGAAAGAAAGTGGAGAAGGGCGAACTGACAGAAGCAGAAGCTCAAGCCATGATGAACGGAGTAACTTTAAGACCACCGAGAATGGAAGAGTGGAAATTTCCGACACCAAACTCGGGACTGAAGAAACACAGTTACAACGGCAACAATCAATATTACGAGAAAAGATTGAAGGACGGCAGACAAATCGATCTGACACACAAAATTTATCAGATAGAGGGAGATGCAAGACTAAATTGCGATTGGGTGGAATGGTTGATGGGGTATCCTATTGGTTGGACGAACCTAGAGGAATCCCAAGAATCACAATCGACCAACAAGACAGAGCCAACAGACTAAAGGCTTTGGGAAATGCAATCGTTCCACAAAATGCAATGTTGATTGGATTAGCAATCAAGAAGGAGATTGAAAGTGGAATATAATAGTAGAGGTTTTTTAGGATTTAGTGTTAACCATAAAACCGAAAACTCGGATAACTCTGTAAGTGCAGATGATATTCGTAAAGCAATTATCAAGAGATTAGCAGATTTAACAGATGAAGATTTGATACAATGTGTAGAACTTGATGATACTGTAGAAATCAAGAAGGAGATTGAAAATGATAGAGCTTGAGTTATTAAAAGCAGTTGTCCAACAAATTCAAGAAGATGCAGAAGATGAAGATTATACTGCAATAGAGGATTTGTTAAAAGATATACCTAAAAAAAGATTAGTTGGTTTTTTAACGGAGATTGAAAATGGAACTAAATGAATATCAAAAAGGTTGGCGATATTTAGTTTGGGTTGGTGGTGTTGATGATGCTTTTGTCCACTACCAAGATGCTTTGGATAGCTACAATAGTTGGACTAAACAAGGTTATGATGATGTAATTTTATCTAAACTAAATGAAGATGATACAGAAGAAATAATAATAAACGAAAATTATCAAGAGCCTAGAGGATTAGAAATAGTCCGTTGCAAAAATGGTGTTGGAGAGTGGGAAATATCCCCTCTTCACGAAACCTTTGATACTAGAGAAGAAGCAGAAAGAAAATTAAAGGAGTTGACTTCTCATTAATACTTGATCTATCTTTGAAATGCACGGAGCAATATCGGGAATTGCTATTTGCCCAAGTCGGAGAGAGCCTTCACCCCACTACTCTCTTCGACTACTTTATATTCACCATCAAATGCAGAGGGGTGATTTTTCCTAATTTCAGAAAGTCTAGCAACAATTTCTTCACGAGAGAGTTTATCTAAATTATGAGTAACATTTGTTTCCCTACGATCAATCGCAAGACCACCGAGTGCAGACCTTATCTTCTCTGCGTTCACGGCTGCAGAAAACTGACCAGATTCCTCAGCGCCTCTGGAAAGATCTGCAAACCTTTTCATCTGACCAAGCAAAGTTACTCCATATCGTCTTTCACGATTTTCACGAAGCTCTTTAATATGTTCGTTTACCAACGGGAAATCTCTACCATTGAGAAGCAGACTTGCAGTCTTACGAGCTTGACCTTCAGAATATCCTGCCTGTCTAGCACATTCCGAGTTAGAATTTGTACCTTCTACAATAAGTTTAGCAAAAGTTTTTTGTCTATTAGTCAATGGCATAACTCTACTATAGAGTTTCTCCCATATTTTATCAACATAAAAGGGAAAAAAATGACGCGGTGGGCTTTGAAGTGTGGAAAGTGTAACCAAAGTGTAGAAAGAACATCTAGTCCTATCAAGGGTTACAGAGTGTTTTCTACGTTTCTACACTTTCTACACCTATTTTTAAAAAAAATTATTAAACAAAAAAATATGAGGAGAACTCTATGTATACACAGAGGACTACCATTTTGAAATATCAAGACAAAGAAAAATGCACCAGGTGCCGTGTTGCTATGAAGAAAGTAGCATTGACCTTTAAAGACAATAAAGTAATCGAGGTGCATAAATGCCCTACTTGTGGGTATAAGAAATATAAAGAAGAAAAAAGTTATTATGCCTCTTGACTTATGATATCCCATACATTACTTATATATAAGTAACAATAATCATAATGGGAGAAATTATGGGAAAGACTAAAAGACTTTGGGAGGACATGATCGAAGACGAGGTTGACGATTTTGTTGATGGTATCATACCCAAAGAAAAATTAAGTGATGATGCCAAAGAGATGTATCACTTTGATGATGCAGATACATCTTACAAATCTTTAAATGTTCGTGTTTCTGTTTACGACCATATAAAGAGAATAGCAAAGCAAGACAATAGAACCATAAATGCAACAATAGCTTTAATGGTTAAAGAAACTTTAAAAAATAGAAGGAGAGAGAATGTCTAAAGCAAATATGAAAATTCATACGACTACGGACTACGATCAATTTAAATATATAAAAGGTAATAGAGATGTAGTAGATGCTCATGTTAGAAGTTTATCAGAGCAGATAACTATAAAAGATTTTCAGATACCTATAATAGTAAATGAGAAGATGGAAGTATGTGAAGGTCAACATAGACTTGAAGCATATAAAATTTTAAATGTTCCTATTACTTATATAATAAAAGAAGGCTTGGATATTTTTGATATTAGAAAGTTAAACTCTGTATCAAGAAAGTGGACTATGGAAGAGTATCTAATGAGTCATGTAAAATTAGGTAATACGGACTACGAGATTCTTGAATGGTTTCATAGGCACTTTGAGTTCAGTATTTCA